AAGGGAAGTTGGAATTCCCAATGTTAGAAAGTTTGATTCTTTATAATATTTAATTTCAATTTCAACCGGATCCAATCCTTCCCCCAAAGCGGATCCATTTCCATCCAAAAACACACGTGTGTTTTCACCGTTCACGTCTTTGTATACTTCAAAATCATTGGGGTTGTTTTTGTTTCCACCCTTTTTCAAAACCTTGGTGCCTTCATCTACAATTGTGCGATCAAAACCTTCAAAATCAATATCAAAATCATAATTGATTGTGTAATAAAAAGCACAGGTGCCATACAACACACGTTCCCAACTTACATTTGACAATTTGATTTTGCGAGCAGACAACCCCCAAAGCGTGCTATCATTCACCGTGTTGATCATTTCGGTGTAAGTAGTAAGCGGCAAAGTCAAAACATTTTTGGATATTGAAACCGCCGCACGATTGTCATCAAATTCAACCGCCGGACCACGGATGATTTCATGGCTACTTGTCAAAATATCGTTGTCGTCTTTGTCTTTTGTTACTTCACGTGTGAAGTTGGCAAAGGTTCCGCTAATCCCCATTGGTTCATTCAATGGGTTTTCAACCGTCCCGTCTTGGCACCTTTCCCGTGGTTTGGTTGAAAAATGATTTTGGACGGTCCAATAATAAGAACGCTCCCGCTTATATAATGGTTGAACCGTTATTTGTGGAGTGCAAAATGCCCAAACATCATAATCATTTCCAGGGTTCCAATAACTACCAACGGCGGGTAATCCGGAAGCGGTCATGGCATGGGCAGGTCCATCATACACAGAAGTTGATTTGACCAACCATTTGACCGTATAAGAACGCTGCCCTTCCTTGTCCCGTTGGGCAGTCCAATCCAATTGTCCAATTACTTGCATTGCCATGTTACGCCAACCCCGCCGGTTCCACAACTAGAAGATTCTGTTCACTTAGCTTTTCGGTTGAATCTTTTATTTGTTCCAAATAATTATCCATTGAAGACAATTCCGGTGCGGCTGCGGATCCGGACGCTTCTTTTGGTTTCCATCGTCCAAAATTACCAGCATCCGGCCCTGCCAAATCCCTTAATTTTGGACCGGAACCCGAACCGGTGCCAATGATCCGCTCTGCCGCCACGTTCGCCCTCGCTTTGTCCAAATCCTTTTCTACTTGAGTTTGCCCGCCCGTCACCGCTTGGCCAGCTCTGTGGGCGAGTTGGATGTCTCTTCCTTGTTTTTTGAAATCAACCTTTTCTTCCCCGCCACCTTTCTTTTGCAACGCCCTGAATTCTTCCAACCTTGCTGCGGCATCGGCACTTCCGGCAATCACCGCATCCACGCCGGAAACCTTGAACTTCACTTTGAATTCTTTCTTTGACTTTTCGTGCAATTTCTCCATGCCACGTGAATATGTTTCAAGATCAATGGCACCTTCTTGTAGCATCTTCTTCAATTCTTCTTCGCCATCTTTCAATTTTTCTTCTTCGGTTCGCAAACTCTTTGTGAGTTGTTCACCCTTCTTCATCAACTTGTCTTTCTTTTCTTGTTCCGTCAAATAAGCGTCTTGTGCTTTGGCAAATTCCAATTGTGCCTTGGTCGCTCCCCTTGTTTCCATTTCGTAGATTCGCCGTTGACGGGAAGACATCCCAAATGTTTCAATTTCTTTTTGCATTTCATCAACGGTATCTTCATTGGCCTTTAATCTATCTTTTTCCGCAGCAGCCAAATCTTCGGCAGCCTTTTTCGCTTCGTTGTATTGTTCAATCTGTTGACGGAATCCAGCGTTTTTCTCTTCCATCAATTCCAATTCTTTGATGGTTTCTTCATTCGCACCGGCTTGTTTCGCTCGCCAAATTTCAATTTCTCCCGCAGTCATTCCAACCGTTGCCGCCTGTTCTTCTAATTCTTCATTCATCTTTTCCAGGGCTTCATGTTGTTCCCGAATCAATAAGAATTGATCGGCATCCATCCCCGTTCTTTCGGCAATTGCATTGTATTCTTCCAAGTCTTGTTTCGCTTGGTTGTATTGGTCTTGGAGTTCTTGAACACGATCACGTTGCATTTCCAACCGTTCTTCCGTTTCTTTCAACATGTTCAAATTGGTTTGATGAACCGCTTTGCCCGCTTGATAAAGGGAAAGCATAGTTGGTGCGGATTCTTCCGCCGTCTTACCAAGACGAGCAACAGAATCGGAAGTTCCCTTGGCATTCCTTTTTGCCAATTCTAATTCTTTACTTAACCGCTTGAACTTATCTTCCGGATTTTTCAAACTTTCAATTTCTTTGTTGGTCTCTTCATATCCTTTCCGCGTTATTTCCATCAAGCGACTTTGTAAATTCCCACTTTTTTCCATTTCTTGATTAAGCTTTTGGACATCTGCGTTTGCGTTATAAATCGCCGAAGATAATTTCCAAACAGCAGCCACCCCAACGGCGAAAATTGCGAAAGGTGCGGCGGCAATAGCGGCGTTCAATAACCACTGAGCAGCAGCGGAGGCCATTTGGGCAATGATCCCCGATTTCAATACTAATGTGAAAGCAACATATCCTAAGATCGCCGCCGCAATCATTCCCAACAACGAACCAATGGCAATCAAAATCGGACCCAACGCTGCCAAAAATGCTCCCGTCCAAAAAATGACAGTTTTCACTGTTTCATTCAATCCGTTCCACCATTCAATCAAACCCTTCACCCAATTTGCCAAGGTTTTAATCATTGGGACCAACTTATTCCCAATTTCCATGGCGACATTCCGGATTTGATTCCACAACATTTTCATTTGGGCGCCAAATGTTTCTTGTTGTTTTCCTGCAACATCTTCAGTGAATCCGGTTGCCTCTTTCAAATTCTTTTCATATTGCTTGATTTGTTCGGATGTTCCAAGCAAAGGAAGAACCGCAGCTTGAACTTCCGCAGTGAATCCTAGTTGTGCCAATTTCGCTGCCTTCAATTCATCCGACATCCCCGCCGTGTGTACTTCCAGGTCTTTGACAATATCCGCCATATGACGCATCTTGCCCGTACCATCAAACACTTTCACGTTTGCGGCATCATATGCCTTTGCATTTTTCAATGCCGTCTGTTGAAGAAGTAGAAGGGTGCGGCTTAAATTGTTTCCTGCCAATTGGGCCTTCACACCTTGATCCGCATAAACGGCCAAAACCGCCGTTCCTTCTTGAATTGATTTCCCAACATTCTTCAATGCCGCTCCCGCTTTGGTTGTCAAAGATGTTGCGAATTGTTCCACAGTCGCATTGGCCATGGTGTTTGCCCGAACAAGGACATCCGAAACCATGATCATGTTTTCCATCTTTGTGGCGGTGTCCCCCACCATCAAACCAAGAGCGGATTGGGCATCCGTGATCAAATCCGTGGCAGTTGCCAAGTCGAAATTTCCGGCAATGGCTGCGTTGTTCACAATGGACAACGCTTGAACGGATTCTTTGGCGGACAAACCGGCGGAAGCTAGGAAGAAATAACCTTCAGCGGCGGCTTGACTAGAAGTAACCGTAGTGTTGCCCATGCGAATGGCTTCAGCCTTCATTGCCGCAATGTCTTCGGTGGTGACATCCATAATGGCGGTTGCCTTCGTCAAATTCGTTTCAAACGAAGTAAACGCTTGGACACCCACCGCAGCAAAGGCAGACAAAGGGGCGGTCACGTATTTGGTCAAAGATTTACCAACCGAAGAGAACGCAGCCCCCACCTTTTTCAAGGTGTTTGCGGTATTCTTCCCAAAATCATCAACCGTGTCTTTCGCATCTTTCATTGCCTTTTCCAAGGCACGAGCATCGGCTGAAATCTTGACAACAAGTTGTTCAATTTCGGAAGACACTATTCTTCAACCTCTTCTTCATTCGGTGGGGGCGGAATGTCTGCCCCCACCATCATTGCCCATCGCACTTTTTGTAAATAAATGGATTCGGCTTTTTCCTTCCGTTTTTTCTTCGCCCTGGGAGATTCAAAACGCAAAAGAAAATCTTTTGTTTTGATCTTCCGTGGGTTCTTCGCCAAAACCCTTCGCACTTCCG